AGTACAACATTGACTCAGAATGTCTTGAAACAGCAACATAAAACAAACCAGGCTGTTCGGAAAACCACTTCTCTGTCTTTGAAAATCTGCCAGACAGCAAGATTGAATGCTGCGTACGCAAGCCCTGCGTTCTACTGACGGACAACCAATCTTCTTCCTTGCCAGTGGTGAAGCCCAATTCTTCGTCAGAAACATTTTCGTAGTCTAACGATGGGCCCAAGCGGTCTTTGAACAGGATGCAGTTGTCAGCAGCGACTGCCTTAAGCATGTCATCCTTGTCAATTGCATCGTCCTTTTGGCGGACGCAAATTGAATGCACACGCTTGTTTCGCGTTTGAAACAGCTCACAAGCAGCATCGCCTTGACCGGCCCACCTAGCAATTTTCAAAGCGTCAATTGGCATGGTGTTGGATACGCACATTCTCATGCAAGGATAGCCGTAAGACTTCAAATCGCCACTGGTGATCTCACCTCCGTCTTCATACTGCTGTCGCCTGTCGCCAAGCAACACAACCTTGAGTTGCGCGCGAGCTGCCTTGTGGAGCAACGCGTGCATTTCATGCTTGGTATAAGCGTACGCTTCATCGACAACAAGCAGCTCCCTGCCTCTAAGAGTGGAGAGCATGAGCTTGTGTTTTGTGACAACTGAGCCCACCTTGTGTTTTTGCCAGTCCCTCGCCAACTTTCTAGTGGGGCAAACAATTGCACAGGACACCCGTGTTGCGCGAAGCACTGCCCTGATCGTGGAGCTCTTTGCAGCGCCGGCAATTCCGTCTAACAATAAAGCTGGGATTGCTTGCACTGGATCATCATTTACCTCTGAAAAGAACTTCTCTTCAAGCTCTTCCATGATCCCCACTGGTGCAACAGTGCTGACCCACTTATGAAAGGGTCCTTGTTGTGCAGTGGTACGCCTCTCCTCAGCCAAAGCCCATTCAACAATGCTTGAAGCGCCAACGTCCGGTGCTGGAAACTCAGCGTTCTCGCGCAATGCCAGTTTGACATCGTTTTCGCTTCCGTAACGTCGTTTGAACTCGGTATCCCCGAGCGAACCACCAACAGTGCCAAACTCAGGCAACCCCTCCGGATTGAAAGGCGCATCAGTTCCAAAGATCAAAATCTCATGAGGATCGACCGTCAGCTGCAAAGTTCTGGTATCAGCTTTGAATCCATGAAAATTCGCAGATTCTTTTGCAACTGGCATTGAAAATTTTGGTCTAAACCATTCACCGAACCTCTCACTGAAGGGCCTGGTGTCGTCGTCACTCGAAGGTGCATCTTCCTCGTTCAGCATCTCTGCGGAAATGTAACCTTCATCTTTGTCTTCACAAGGGACAAGCTTCTTGTCTTTCTCTTTGAAACCTTCATCCTTGAGAGCAGGCCTGAAAGACTCAGCAAAACCACTGCCGAAAGACTGCCTGGATGTCCAATGCAGAACTGGGTCATAGTCGCTTGCTCCGCGTTTTGCTTTGCCAGGCATCCTGTAATCTGCTTCTCGACCGAAAAGTTTTGCGTAACCCTTGATCATCCTCTCGGTGTAAGACAAAATTTTGTGATCTGAGAAGTGCTGTCTCAGCTGTCCCATCATGTGTAACGCATCGCTCTTGTCCAGACCGGCAC